CGCAAATCGAATGATTCCACAGCAAAGCTTCTAGAACATCGAAAAAAGTTAATGGATTCGATTGGAGGAGATGCCTACAATGGTGTAAACCTTTTTGAAGGCACAGAGCCAATATCCAAATCAGAACCCAAGCAAGGTCACTCAGATTTAGGGGATCCACGAGACTCTGGTGTGGACATTAGTTCACTTGTCGGCAATGCATCCCAAATCTGGAAAGCAATAAAGTAGGTATTTAATGACAAAACAATATAATGTTGGGGTTACTTCAAAAGAATGTAAAGGTAATCACGAAAGAATGATAAGAAAATTTATTAAGAAAGTTAAAAAAGCTAGAATTATTCAAGAAGTAAAGGACCGACAGCGTTATAAAAAACCGTCTGTTGCCAAGAAGGAAAAAAGTATCCGCGCCCGTCGCGCTCGACAAAAAGAAGAACGAAAAAGGCTGAGAGCACAACAAAAACGTAATAGAAATAATTAACAACTATTTATAATGAGAATGATATTTTAGGAGGTTCTTAATGCCAGAAAATTCATGGAAATTGGCACCCGGCTTACACCATGTGGGTGCATATCAAGTTAGCGCAAAGCCGTTTTGTTCGGGAAATATTGAATGTAAGGTTCACGTTGGCCCTATGCAAGTTAGTTTTCCCGGTGTTACATCGTGGTTATATGTTATTAATCGGGCCGGCGACGATTGTAAGGTTGGTTATTCAAAAAACGGGGTTTTAAACACAAACTATTTTGTGGTTCCTGCTAGTAGTTCTAATGGCGGTCCATCTTATTCTCCTCTTATGCCAGTTAAGGTATCAGAGATATGGATCAGTGGCTCGTCAGTTGTTGATATTGTAGCGGGAATTACTTATATTAGTGCCACCCAGACTAAAACCAACCTTGGCACTAGTTGGTCGGGTTCTACTGGGGTTGGCTAAATGGCTAATTTTGGCTGGGCATATGTTGATTGTGACGAGATTACTGGCGATCATTCTGGATCGTTCGGTCCTGCGTATTCGCTTCAGTTTGTAACTGAATCGGGTGGAGCTAGAACTACTGGTTCTATTCACTTAACATTTCGCACTGGCTCGCCTACTCAGTTAATGGGCGCCACGTTGATGTTAACTGGAACTTTAGCTGTTTCAGGGACTATTAGCGCTAGTCATTACGAAATTCATAATATTGCTACGATTGATTCGACAGGTTCGACATATTTTGGCAATAGTAATGATGATAGGCATATCAGAACGGGAAGTTTAACTGTTCTATCAAAATCAGGTGGTCTATCAAAATATATTTTGAGTGCGTCCAACCCTGAAGGGCGCGTCTGGGTAAGAGGATTTGGAGGAAATTATAAAAATGTTTCTTCTAGTCCTTATTGGGCACTTAAAGATGATTATATTATGGGCGTTTCAAATGCCAATGATACAACAATATATTTACCTAGCGCTTCACTTTTACTCGCCGGCGCAACATTAATCATTAAAGATCAGGTAGCTAGTAGGCCCCCTTCCAATAATAGAGTACGCATATCGGCTTCGTCTACCCCTGGTGGCTTTCAAGTTGATAATAGTTCACATTATACTTTACAAGACCCAATGGGTTCAATTACTTTATATTCTAATGGTTCACATTGGTTCGTAGTATAGGGATAATATTTGATTTGAGAGGGTTATAAATGGCCGATCTAACTAAAGTTGATGGCGTAGCAACAGATCACACAACAGCAATTGCGATAGGAAACGGTGGCGTTATAATGACAAGTGCCGATGGTGATACCTGGACAATACGAGAGATTGACGGCACCCCAGATGTACAATTAAGAGGAATTGCTTGTAATATCATTGGCGCAGGGTTGAGATAAAGAATATTCATTGGAACAAAGGAACAAATAATGGTTGATATTATAGTCTTTTTGTGATGAACAATACTATTTAATTTGAAAAAGTATTTTTAGGAGCTAATATATGTCCACTTTGTTAAAAGAAGCTATTGTTGATGCTACGGCTCTCCGCGAAGCGGCGTTGAAAAACGCTGAGTCTTCTATTGTTGAGAAGTATTCTGATGAAGTACGCCAAGCACTTGACAAGCTTTTAGAACAAGAAGACCTAATGGGTGCGGATCCCATGGCAGCAGACCCCATGGCAGCAGACCCCATGGCAGCAGACCCCATGGCAGCAGACCCCATGGCTGAAGGCGAAGAAGAGGTAGAGGATATCGTAGATGGTGTTCCTCTTTCTGCTACTGATGGTCTTTCTGAAATGGAAGGAAAGAATTTAAAACACCTTAAAGAAGAGGGTGAAGAAGTTAAGATAACTGTTGATTTAGATGCACTTCATGAAGCTGTCAAGGCTCTTCAGACTGAAGAAGACGACGAAGATGAAGTCTATGAAGAAGAAGTGGAACTAAATGAAGAAGATATACTCGCAATGCTTTCGGAAGATGGAGAAACTGAAGAAACCATCGAAGAGGCAGACGAGGATCCACAAGGCTCCGGAGAAATGGCCGACGAGGAAGGCAGCGCTGGAGAAGGCGAAGCAGCCGCAGCACAGAGTGCCGCTCAAGGCGAACAAGATGAAGAAGCCATGAAAGGCATGGAAGAGAGTGTCGATTCTCTTGTTGACGCAATTGTGGAAAAACTTACTGTAGACATGGGTGCGGATTTATCTGGTTGGGCCGGCCGTTCAGACGAAGACATGAGATATCAGATGGAAAAAGAAATGGCCCACCGTCGTAGCACAGATGTCGAAGAAGAATTAAAAGATTTGAAGAAGGCTCAAGAAGAGTTGATTTTTGAAAATAAGCAACTCAAAACGAGCAATAGAAAACACAAAGAAGTAGTGAAAGAAATGAAAGAAGCCTTGCAAGAGGTTAACATTTCTAACGCTCGCTTACTTTACACGAACCGTGTTTTGAGAAATACCTCCCTAAATGAGCGGCAAAAAGATAATATTGCCGAAGCTATTTCCAATGCTGGTTCAGTTATGGAGGCAAGGACAATATTTGAAACGCTTGAACGCGCAACGCCGGCACAAACTAGACGTGCTCCCCAATCGTTGAGTGAAGCAATCAATCGTCCATCTTCAATTATTCGTGCGTCTCGTAGAGAAGCACAACCAACTGATCCATTCTTGGATAGAATGAAAAAGTTAGCCGGAATTAATAAAAACTAAAAAAAAGGAGGTATTTATATTATGGCTGGAATTATGGAAAGATTAACTGAGGGTATCGTTAATCGTGATATGCGTGCTGAAGGTAACGCATTGTTAAATAAATGGGAAAGAACTGGACTTCTAGAGGGTCTAGATGGCGAGCGTAAACGTTCCGCTATGGCTCGTTTGCTTGAAAATCAAGCTAAAGAGCTTCTTCGCGAGAGTTCTTCGATGAGCGCTGGTGATGTTGAGGGCTTCGCAGCCGTTGCATTCCCAATCGTCCGTCGAGTTTTCGCAGGGTTGATCGCCAACGATCTCGTTAGCGTTCAACCGATGAGTCTCCCAAGTGGGCTCATCTTCTTCCTGGATTTCGTGTTCTCACCAAATCTTGGAGGATCCGGTCTTACTCAAACTGATCGATTTGGTAACTTAGTTAACAAGTCAATTTACGGTACTGATCGAGTCGGTGCTCAGATTACTGGGGGTGTCAGCTTGACTGACGTTTCTGGTAGTGACCTTTCAGGTCCGCGCACTATTGGTGGTCGTGGTTATGCCTACGGTTCTCCAACCGGCTCAGTCGCTACTACGACTAGTAACTACGCACTCAAGGGGCAGTTCGACCTTAATGGTGATGATGATGTGCAGGGCATGTCCGCAGCAAACNTGAAGCTGATCTTATGGGATCCTGATTTGATGGATCTTTCCGGAAGTGGTTACAAGGTTGTTGTTGTCGATGCTGCTAAGTCTGGTTTTACCGATGGCCAAGCAGATTTCGATAATCTTGCGGCTTTCCAGTCGACTAAGGCACAGCTTAGTTCTTCACTGTCTCAGGGTGTCACTCAGGGCTCTTCGACAGAAAACTTAGGATTAGTCCGTCGTTTGACTCGATTGGTTACTGCCACCGAGTCTGCTCAGGGTGTTGCGAGTGTTCGTTTTGTTATTACTTCACTTTCTTCGTCATCGGGTCTCGTTGCCGAAAGAGATGACTTGAACGTTACGGTTCCTATTGAAGATAAGCTACAGACTGGAGGCGCTCTCGGTTCAGTCATTGGTACGACTACTTGGGGTCTGGAAGGGAATGAAAACATTCCTGAGATCGACATCAAGGTCGACAGTGTTGCAGTCACCGCGCAAACCAAGAAGCTCAAGGCTAAGTGGACGCCAGAATTGGGACAGGATCTTAATGCCTATCACAATCTTGACGCCGAAGTCGAGCTTACTAGCATTCTCTCTGA